CAAGTCTAGGATTATTAAACAGTATGTTCCAGTCATTAATAAGCTTATCAATAAGTATCTCAGCGCTATGGACTTTTTTGTTCAGTTTGAACTTGATGAGGAATTCAATGAGACTATCAAGTCTCGTTTCAGGGACGAGTTCTCTTACGCCTCGTTTTCCGAGGGTGAGAAAATGCGCATCAATCTTGCTATCCTGTTTACTTGGCGCTCTGTTGCTAAACTTCGTAATTCAGTTAGCACTAATCTACTCATTATGGATGAGGTATTTGACAGTTCTCTAGACTCGAACGGAACGGAAGAGTTCCTCAAGATAATAAAGAACTTGACTTCTGACACAAATACGTTCATAATAAGTCATAAGGGTGATCAGTTGTTCGACAAATTCGAGACTGTTCTAAAATTCGAAAAGAAACAAAACTTCTCTAAGGTAGCAGTATGATTGTAAAGTTAGAAACTGATACAGAAACAGGCGAACTAATCCTTCCGATACCAACAGATCTGTTATCCCAGATGGGATGGATAGAAGGAACAGAGTTGTTCTGGATTGACAATGAAGATGGTTCATATAATTTGAGGGAAAAGAAAAATGAAACTAGTGAAGTGCAACGATCCAATTCTAACGACTCCGTGTCAACCATTCAACTTTCAATCTCCGCCAGTAGATCCAGCTGATTTATCTCGTCAGCTTGTTGAATTTATGTATGAAAATAATGGACTTGGGCTAGCTGCTAATCAAGTTGGTTTACCACATCGTATGTTTGTTATGCGTGGTCATCCTGAAAATTTCGCTTGTTTCAATCCAAAAATTGTTTTTCAAAGTGAAGAACTTGTATCTATGGAAGAATCTTGTTTGAGTTTTCCTGGTCTAGTTGTCAAAGTAAAAAGACCAAAAAGCGTAAGAGCTAGATTTACAATGGCTAATGGTCAAATACGTACAGAGCCATTCACAGGTATGGCTGCAAGAGTATTTCTTCATGAAATGGATCACCTTGATGGTGTTTTGTTTTATAACAGAGCCAATTCATATCACAAAGAAGTAGCGTTGAAAAAGTGGCAACGTGGTGATATGTCGTATATAAAGATTAATAATATTGGAGAGTATAATGAACATCTTTTACGTGGATGAAGACCCCGTAATCGCGGCTCAGTGTTTGGTTGATAAACACGTAGTGAAAATGATTCTCGAGAGCGCCCAGTTGCTCTCGACAGCTCATAGAGTGCTTGATGGTGTAGAAATCGAAGGTAAGTCGCAAAGTGGTAGAAAGGCGCGCAGATGGGTTCTTCCTGACGCTCGCGAAAGTGTGGTGTATATGGCAACGCACATCAATCATCCATCAGCTGTATGGTGTCGTACTTCTATACAAAACTATGACTGGCTTGTTGATCACATGTATGCTCTGATGGGCGAATATACGCATCGATATGGTAAAACACATAAGTGTTACGGCGAGATTTCCTATATGCTGCAATCTCCGCCCTTCAACCTCAAAGAATATGATATGACTCCTATGCCTTCTTGTATGGCAGAAGAATATATTATTTCAGAAGATCCGATAATCAATTATCGTAATTACTATCGCGAAGGTAAGAAAAATTTACACAAATGGACTAATCGAATTCAACCTGAATGGTTGTAATTCTTTGTAGAGGCAATTTGTCTTATGGGGAACAAACAATGAGTTTTTATACAGATGTGAAAGAATTTCATCAGGCATTTGGTCAGCGTATTGGCGAGAAGCCAGAGCTTCCTAGCTCAGAGGAACGCTGCCTCAGAATTCGTTTGCTTGAAGAAGAATTTGAAGAATATATGGCAGGGGAAGGAAATGATGACATCGTTGAAATTACTGATGCCCTTGCTGACATTATCTATATTGCTTGTGGCACTGCCGTTTCTTACGGCATTCCTTTGGACGATGTTTTTGCTGAGGTCCATAGAAGCAATATGGCAAAGCTTGTTGATGGCAAGGTGATTCGTCGTGAAGATGGTAAGGTAAAAAAGCCAGAGGGATGGACTTCTCCAGATATTAAAAGCATTTTAGATAAAGCCAACACAAAATATATTTGCAAAATAGCTTCAATTACGCTATAATAGTCGTATATATAACGTTATAGTGTTAAACAAGGAGAACTGTTATGGTTGAAGTTTTGGTGCGTCCTAAGATCGATTCAGAAGAAACTCTTGGCACATTCATCAGTAATAACTACTATGATAGAGTTATCGAATCTGATTGTGATTTGTATGCAGAGGCTCTTGATGGTACAATGAGTGAAGAGAATATCATCTTCAAGTACCGCAAAAACGCATTTACAAAAGAAGAGCAAGATGCAGCATATGCTGGTTTGAGGGCAGCTGCTACTGAGTCACAGAATCGTGGTTTGGCAGCTGGTCCTCGTGGCGATCAACTAGGACAAGAAGGACGTGGTAATCGCGATTGGGTGACAGCAGAACAGCTTGATATTCTTGCTTTTCTTGCTCGCCCTACCAGTGCTCTTGATGATACAACTCTCGAGTCAATTCGCGAGTACCATCAAACACACAAGAAAGAAGAAACTCGCGGTCAGGTTTGGCTTCGTTCTGAGGTGACAAAGGTTTATCCTGAGTATCATGGCTGGTTCGATAAGTGGCTTAATGGTCTACATAATATGCCACGCGATCAACAAATTAATGAAGCTAAGTACGTCATTGATAGTTACATTTCAGATACCAATTATGCTCAGTCTGTTATGTCTGGTATTGCTGGATACTTTGATCGTTATCCTCGTATTCCGTATGGTCGTGCAACTTCTTATACTGAAAAGAACCTTGAAAAGTTTGCTCTTTGTTACCCTTACCTTCATAAACTTAACGACCAGTTTAAGGAACTAATTCCTGGTAGATGGAAGGCTCAAAATGCAGAAGCAAACAAGCTTGACTCAAGATTCCGTATTGATGGCACTGTCTTCACTACACTTACTGTTAATCACAACTGGAGAACTGCCTGTCATCGCGACGCAGGTGACCTCACTACTGGCTTCAGCAATATTTGTGGCGTTACTGGTCCAGAAGGTAAAGGTTGGCGAGGTGGTCAGTTTATTCTTCCTGAGTACAGGATTGCTATTAACCTCCAGCCTGGTGATATGCTTCTTGTAAACAACCACGCTGGTATCCATGGCAATGACGAACTCATTGGCGATGATAACGATCGTATGACTATCGTTGCTTATTTCCGTGAAAAGATGGTTGATCTTAAGTCGTGGGATTACGAAATTCTTCGTAAGCAATATATTGATGAACGTCGCTTGAATAAGGATCATCCATTACAGCGTACTCTTTGGAATGGTGTGTCCACAAATATGTGGGAACAACAAGAGTGGTTTGATTACATGAAGGCTCACAATATGACAGATCCTTATGCGAAACAAGTAGCTTCTAGTTTGGATGCATTCTTTTAATGTGTGGCGTACTAGGAATAGCTATTAAAAATTTTACAGTTAAAGATCACGATTTAGTTCGTGGTCTTTTCATTCAATCTATGATTCGTGGTAAACATGCGACTGGAGTTTCGTATGTGAAGAACGGTAAGGTGCTTACAGATAAGAAATCTGTACCTGCTGATGAGTTTATCAACAATCAAAATTTAGAGGATTGGACGAATGAAGACGGACATTTATATTGTGTTGGTCATATTAGGTATTCAACTTCTGACTTACGTTACAACCAACCTATGGCTAGTGACAAATTATCTATTGTACATAATGGAATCATATCTCAAGAACCGCATGACACTTGGGAAGAAAAATACGGTCTCGCTACATCAACCTCAAACGACTCAGAGCTTGTTCTGCGAGCAATGGAAGAAGAACTAAATCCTCTCCAGCATTTTGATCCAGCTTCTATGGCTGTTTGTGCTTTATATGATGATAAGAGAATAATTGCGTATCGTAATGGTGAGCGTCCACTATACTATTCATATGATTCTAATAGAATTGTATTTGCTTCAACAGAAGATATCTTAAAAAGAGCTGGATTTAATTTTTCAGTAAAGGCTTCAATGTACGAAGTTTTTAATGTTGACTGTTTTAATCTTTCTAGTTATACTATGGATGTTAATTATGAGGATTTGCAATGAATTATGATACCAATAATTTTACCTGGGGATATGAAATTGAGTGGGGCGATATTCCTCGCTCAACAGTTATTCCAGAACATCTCGGTAAATGGGAACACGCTGAAACAGACATTGTTAATTTGATCGAGCCATATCGTGGATTGGCTTGCGATCCGCTTGGTATTGAACCGCCTGTTGGTGGTGAAATTAATACCAAGCCAACAGCTACATGGGAAGAACAAGTCGATCGTATTATTGCAATCCGTGATTTGTTCGAGCATCCTACTGCTTCCTGCGTCAACCATGGCCATCTACATGTCTATGTGCCTGGTTTGAAAGATGATATCGATGCATTGAAACGGCTTACCAAATATATCCGTGATAACCAACAAATTGTTATTGATGGTTGTTACCAGTTTCGTATCCATCCTGACATGGATATGGCCAAGACAGCGAAAACATATTTGAAGTGGGATGGTGGTCGTCCTATGCCTGATTATATGGCTA